CCAGAACAATATCAGGCAGATGCTTTCGTCTATCAATTAGGTCGTGATGGTGGAATTCTTAGATCTTACAAGTTCTATGATGTATTCCCAACCAATATTTCAACAATTGACCTGAGTTACGAAACCACCGACACCATTGAAGAGTTCACTGTAGAACTTCAAGTTCAGTGGTGGGAAGCATCGAGAGGAACTTCTCCTAATGCTGGCGGAGAAGACATCGCCTAAATAGTGTAACAACAGTCTAAGATAAGATTATAATGGCAAAACTTTTTGGTTTTTCTATTGAGGATACAGAAAAAAAACCAGATTCTATAGTTTCCCCCGTTCCTCAAAACAATGAGGACGGGGTTGATAACTATATTTCTAGTGGATTTTATGGTTCTTATGTAGATATTGAAGGTGTATATAGAACTGAGTTTGATTTAATAAAGAGATATAGAGAAATGGCACTTCACCCAGAATGTGATGGTGCCATTGAAGATGTTGTAAATGAGGCAATCGTAAGTGACTTGTACGATTCACCCATTGAAATTGAATTGTCCAATTTAAATGCGACTGATAAGTTAAAAAAGGCAATTCGACAAGAATTTAAGTATATTAAGGAACTTTTAGATTTCGATAAGAAGTCACACGAAATTTTTAGAAACTGGTATATTGACGGAAGACTTTATTATCATAAGGTAATTGATCTTAAGAAACCGCAGGACGGTATCAAAGAACTGAGATACATTGATCCTATGAAAATGCGGTTTGTCCGCCAAGAAAAGAAAAAGGATAACAATACTATCGGACCAAACATTTCTGGTCGCAATAACGAAAATAATGCGATTGCTCCAGAAATTGAAGAATACTTTGTTTATACACCAAAACCAAACTATCCAACAGGAATGATGAGTGGTGGCGGTGGAAACAAGGGAACTAAAATCGCCAAAGATGCTATTACTTATTGCACTTCTGGTCTTGTAGATAGAAACAAAGGATCAGTTCTTTCATATCTTCACAAAGCAATCAAAGCACTCAATCAACTCAGAATGATTGAGGATTCTCTGGTGATTTATAGATTATCTAGAGCACCAGAACGTAGAATTTTCTATATTGATGTTGGCAATCTTCCCAAGGTAAAGGCAGAACAATATCTTCGTGATGTTATGATGCGTTATCGTAACAAGTTAGTTTATGACGCTAACACTGGCGAAGTTCGTGATGATAAAAAGTTTATGAGTATGTTGGAAGATTTCTGGCTTCCAAGAAGAGAGGGAGGTAGAGGAACAGAAATCTCCACACTTCCTGGTGGACAAAATCTTGGTGAACTTGCAGATATTGAGTATTTCCAAAAGAAACTCTATAGAGCACTTGGAGTCCCCGAGTCAAGAATTACTGCCGATGGTGGTTTTAACCTTGGTCGTTCTTCTGAGATTCTGAGAGACGAACTTAAGTTTGCCAAGTTTGTTGGACGTTTGAGAAAGAGATTCGCTCAAATGTTTAATGATATGTTGAAAACGCAATTGATTCTTAAAAATATTGTTTCTCTAGAAGATTGGGAGATGATTTCCGATCATATCCAATATGATTTCTTATACGATAACCAGTTTGCCGAACTGAAAGAAACCGAAATGCTCAATGAGCGTCTTGGTGTTCTTGCTACTATTGAACCTTACATTGGTAAGTATTATTCTACACAGTGGGTTCGTAGAAAGGTACTTCGTCAGACTGATGCAGAAATGATTGAAATGGATGAACAGATTGAGCAAGAAATTAAGGATGGTATTATTCCAGATCCAAGTTCTGTTGATCCAATCACCGGAGAACCACTACCACAAGAGGGTGAAATGGGTATGATGGGCGATGTGCCAATGGAACCAGAAATTGATGGTTCTGCCACTCAGGTAAAAGAACCTAAAGGTGGTGAGATATAAATAAAGAATATAGTTATAATCACTTTTTATGGAAGAAATTGTAAATTTGATAGGATCAGACGCCTCTGCATCGGATATTAGCGACAAAATCAAAGACGTTCTTTATGCAAAAGCAGCACAAAGAATTGATGCTATTCGTCCAACAGTTGCTGCGTCTTTATTCGGTGACAATCAATCATCTGAGGAACAAGAATAATGGCGCTAGCATCAACTGATTTAACACCAAGTTCTTATGTGCTTATTGGAAATAATGTAACTACTATTACTTTTCAATGTCAAAGTAGCACTCCTGCTGTCGTTGCTATTTCAACGATTAGTGCTGGTATTGCAACAGATACCCCAGGTCTTGTTTATAACAGATTTGAAGGGGAAATGAAGAAGACAGTAACAGATCTTTCCCATGATGGTGGAGCAGCATATGTTTATGCAAAAGCACTCACAGGAACTTCTAAAGTAGTTTATGAAGGTGCTTGATAATGGGACCATTTGATATTGACAAGTGGTTCGTGTGTCACGGACCAGAAGTGGTTCATTTTGCAAAATTAGATGCTGGTTGTGTAATGTCAACTGGACAACCAAATTGTGAAGAATTTGATGATGAGGTATCTGGTTTAACGAGAGCAAAAGAACTTGGATATGTAGAACCAGAAGAACCTAACCTAGAACCAGAAGAACCTAACCTAGAACCAGAGGAGGAACTATGAGTTATCCTTTTTTAGGTTTAGGTTTTAATTCTTGGACTCAAAAATTTTCTAGAGGTTCTGCTGCAGCTGCTGCTGCAGTAGCAGCATTTTTAGAATATGTTACTACTTCAGATACATCATCATTTACTCTACTTTCAACAGGAACAGTAGATTATGAAGTTGATTGGGGTGATGGAACTACTGAGTCACTGACTACAAACAACCCCACTCACACATATTCTAGTGCTGGGGAATATACTATTAAGGTAACTCCTGCAGAAGGATCTACCTATCGTCCATATTTTAATGATGCCGTATCCGACACCAGTATTGCGTCAGTTTCTGGTACAGGTGGAAGTCAGTTAGGGACTACCTTATCGGATGCTTGGGAAGGTGCTGGTAATATGACATCGTTTGGTGAGAATGTGGATACTTCTGGCGTAACTAATTTCTATCGAGCTTGGCAAAATTGTACTGGACTTACTTCATTCCCACAATTAGATACTTCTAGTAGTACTACTTTTAATTTTGCTTGGTATAATTGTACTGGTCTTACTTCATTCCCACAATTAGATACTTCTAGTAGCACTTTATTCCAATCTACTTGGAATGGTTGCTCTGGACTTACTTCATTCCCATTATTGAATACTTCTAGTGGTAGTAATTTTAATTATGCTTGGTATAATTGCATTGGACTTACTTCATTCCCACAATTAGATACTTCTAGTGGTACTTCTTTTAATTTTACTTGGTATGGTTGTTATTCACTAACTTCATTCCCACTATTGAATACTTCTAGTGGTACTAGTTTTGATAGTGCTTGGCGTGATTGTACTGGACTTACTTCATTCCCACAATTAGATGTTTCTAGTGGTACTAATTTTGGTAGTGCTTGGTATAATTGCTCTGGACTTACTTCATTCCCACTATTGAATACTTCTAGTGGTACTAGTTTTAGTAGTGCTTGGCGTTTTTGCAATGGACTCACTTCATTCCCACAATTAGATGTTTCTAGTGGTACTAATTTTGGTAGTGCTTGGTATAATTGCTCTGGACTTACTTCATTCCCACTATTGAATACTTCTAGTGGTACTAGTTTTAATTTTACTTGGTATAATTGCTCTGGACTTACTTCATTCCCACTATTGAATACTTCTAGTGTTACTAATTTTGCTGGTGCTTGGCGTAATTGTACTGGTCTTATTTCATTCCCACTATTGAATACTTCTAGTGTTACTACTTTCCTTTCTGCTTGGCAAAGTTGCTCTGGACTTACTTCATTCCCACAATTAGATACTTCTAGTGGTACTTCTTTTGGTAGTGCTTGGTATAATTGCTCTGGACTTACTTCATTCCCACTATTGAATACTTCTAGTGGTACTAGTTTTGATAGTGCTTGGTATAATTGCTCTGGACTTACTTCATTCCCACAATTAGATGTTTCTAGTGGTACTAATTTTGCTGGTGCTTGGCGTAATTGTACTGGTCTTATTTCATTCCCACTATTGAATACTTCTAGTGGTAGTAATTTTAATTATGCTTGGTATAATTGTACTGGTCTTACTTCATTCCCCGCAAATATGTTTGATACTACAGGAACATTAGCATCAACTGCCTTTGCTAATGCTTTTAATAATTGCTCTCTAACTGCCCAATCTATTGAAAATATTTTAGTTTCTTTGGATACTAATGGTGCTAGCAATATCACTTTAGATATAAACGGTGGCAGTAATGCTGTATATTCTACTTGGAGTT